GAAGATTTACCAACATCAGAAAGAAGTACATTTTACAAGAATAAGACATATACAGATAAAGTTTTTAATAAAGCTATTGATGATATGATAAAAGATAAAGATAGATAATAAACAAATAAACAAAATGGCAAACAACGGAAAAGGTATTGGACCACAAAAATTAGGAGGAAGTAAATCAATCGCAACTAACGGATCACCTGCTAAAAAGAATAAAGGCATGTCTTACGATATTAAAGAATCTAGTAATCAAAATTTAAGCGCAAAAGCAAGAAAGCATTATGCTGAGAATGCTCAAGCTGCAAACAAATCTGGTTACAAAGGATAATGGCATTCAAGCTAAAATCACATTCTGAGATATTTGGTCTTCATGAAGAAACATCTCAATTCGGAACTCCTGTTATAATCAAAGATGATTTAGAGGATGGGATTGAAGCTGAAGCTAATAGGGATGGAACTATTTTTGTTAGTTCTAAGATTCCTGATAAAAAAGTAGCTGATGCTGTTGCTCATGAAAAAGTTCATTTAGATCAAATGGCTACTGGTAGATTACAATATAGTGAAGATTCTGTTACTTGGAAAAGAGATACTAGAACACCCGCTAGAAAGTATGATAGAGCGACAATGAACGAAGGTCATCCTGATTTTGAATGGGAAGACGAAGCGTATAAACAATCATAATTATGGGATTAAACTTTAGAGGACAAGCTAATAGATTTAGCGAACTTAAAAAAAACAAAGCAGGTTTTCAAGAGAAATCTGCGCCAGGGCCTAGACAAGGTGTTGGAGGCGATGAGCCAGGCAACTTAAAAGCAGCTGAGGCTAGATTTGGTAATATAGTCTCTCCTACGAAAATTAAGAAAAACTTTTACGGAGGTGAAGCTTATTTTCAAGATGGATATAGCGGCAAAATGGGTGGAGCAGGATCAAATCCAATTACAAAGAAATCTAAAAGTTCACCATTAAAAATGAATGATAGTTTAGTTCAAGGAGCTCGTGTAACAAGTAAAAGATTTGTTGATGTTGATTCCGCTGTAAGTAGTGCGTTTGAAGAAGAAGAATCACCTATTGCTGCAGATCTTTCTGATAATAAAAATGGAAAAAAACCAAGACCTAAAGCAAAAAGCGTAATACCTGACAACTTAGACACTGATCCAAACAATGTTTTAAGTTCAAGTATATTTAAACACCAAGATTTAGAAATGCCAAATATAACCTATAAATGAAAAAAAATATACCAATAACAGAAAGAATAAATGCAGGTTTATTCAAACAGAAAGGACTAAAAGTAACTGAGCCATTATTAAACGTAGGGCCAGCTGGTGTTTTCGGAAGAGCTGAAACAAGAGATATTCCTTCTCCTAGTAAAATTAAAAGAGGTTATTCAATGAAGTCTTCGCCTCTTAAGCAGACTGCAACAGACAAACCGAAAGTAAAAGACGACAAGGAAGTAAAAGACGACAAGGAAGTAACAAGGGTTATTAAATCCAAAACTGTTCAAGATGCAAAAGAAACTGCAGGAAAGAACACACCTGACGTTACAACTTATACTCCGCCAAAAAGAACAAAAGCAGGAGATGAAGCTTATAAAAAATTAACACCCGCGCAAAGAAAAGCTCAAGATGCTACCTACATTGCAAAAAACACCAAGACTGTAAAAGGTAAAAAGAAACCTCCGGTTAAAACATGTGAGCCAGGTTTTAAAATGGTAGATGGTAAATGTGAGAAAACTGTAACAGAAGAGAAAAAAGTTTACACAAGAGATCAAGGGGATACAATGACCGCTATTGAAAGAAGTAATTCTGAAAGAGCTGGTAAGAGATCTAATAGAAGGGTTAAAGGCAGTCAACGAAAAATTGATAAAGCAAATCGTAAAAGCGGAGCAATAAATCCAGATACTGGAAAAGCTTACGATAAAAAGAAACAAAGAAACGCAAGGAATTTAGCAGAAGCAAAAGCTAATAATAAAATGTTAAAAGCTTCTAGTGCAGGTGCTTTGGCTCAAACTAAATCTAATAGATCTATAAGAGCTAGAAAAACAGGTACCGTAAAAAGTGCTAGTAGAGTAGCTGATAAAGGACAAGATAGTTCTAAAGCAGCTGTTACAGCGGCTACTGATAAAAAGAACACCGGCGGAATTAGAGCAGGTGAAGAAGATAAGACTAATCCAAGGTAAAAAAATAATCAATGAAATCAAAAGGACTAGGTGACACTATAGAAAAAATAACCGAAATTACGGGTATTAAAAAATTAGTTGAACTAATCCCTGGAGATTGTGGTTGTGATAAAAGAAAAGAAATGTTAAATAAAGCATTTCCATATAAACAGTAATTAAATTAAATCATTATGAGTAAATTAAAAACGTTAGAAGTACAGTCAAAAGATGTTAAATCAATCACAGCAGAAGAACTTTCTACATTGCAACAAGGTGTTACATCGCAAAACCAGGCGCAAATTAGATTAGGAGGTTTTGAAATGCAAAAGATTATTTATCTAGATGAAGCTATGAAAGCAGCTGAAGCAGTTAAGGCAATTCAAGAAAGTTTAGAAGAGGTTTACGGAGCTGTAAGCATTGACTTAAACACTGGAGAAATCAGCGATGTCAAAGAATCAAATTAGAAAGATAAGTATAGGTAAAGATTATAAGAATGACGCTATGCACTATGCTGTTGGACAGGAAGTGTATGGCGGTCATACTATAGCTCACATCATAGAGGAGCAAGACAAGTACTCTATTTATATTTCCAAGAAAGATTTAATAATGCCTTGGAAAGACTTTAACAAGAACATGTCTATATCTGTAGAATACGATTTATCTTATTAAATGCACAGCGTATTTAATTATCTAGTTACACCGAAAGGAGACAGAACGACTGGAAAAAAAACAATCGATGGACAAGAATTATTGCTAAACACAGACTTACAGAATCATGAATATACAAATAGAATTGGTTCTGTGCTTAGTCTTCCTTTGGCTAATAAATATAAAGAACTAAAAGAAGGTGATGACGTAATAGTTCATCATAATATTTTTAGAAGATTTAGAGATATTAAAGGTTTAGAAAAAAACAGTAAAAACTATTTAAGCGAAGATGTTTATTTAGTTCAACCCGATCAGATATACGCTTATCGAAGAGATGATGAGTGGATGGCTTTAGAAGGTTTCTGTTTTGTAATGCCTATAAAAGAAACAAAAATGTTTTCTGTAGATTTTGAAAAACCTCTTAAAGGTATAGTCAAATACGGAAATAAAGATATAGAGATTGATACTTTAGTTGGGTTTAGACCAAACAGCGAGTACGAATTTGTTATAGACGGGCAGAGGTTATACCGAGTTCCCACCACTTCAATTACAATCAAATATGGACATAAAGGAAACGAAGAAGAGTATAATCCAAGCTGGGCACAAAGCCGTTGAAGAACTTATAAAGGTTGCTAAAGAAGCTATTGTTGATTCAGATGATGATTTAACAGCAGATAAACTTAAGAACGCAGCAGCGACCAAGAAACTAGCTATATTCGATGCTTTTGAAATACTTAATCGTATAGATGAAGAACAAAGGTTGTTAGATAATAAACCTAAGCAAGAAGTTGTAGTAGAAGAATTCGGTGGGTTTGCGGAAAAATTTTCAAAGAATGTATAAACAAACTTTATACCAGATTATTGAACCCGTTAAGAAAACAACCATATCTAGATTAAACAAAGGAAAAAAATGGGAATACGGTTATAACAAAGAACATGATATAATTGTAATAAGTAAGACAGGAAAGATAGGCGAAATATATAAAATTCAAAATCTTAAAATAGCATTGCCTTTAGCTCCTTCGAAAATTAATAAGAGTACTAACAAATGGACACCTGATGAATATCCTAAAGAATTAAAAGCTATAAAAAGCATTTTTGATTGGAAAGAATACCCTGAAGGTTTTAAAACAAAATGGGAGGACTATATAGATGAACAATTTAGCAAAAGGGACGAAGGTCACTGGTTTAATAATAAGAGCGTGGATACTTACATCACTGGTACTCATTTTATGTACTTGCAGTGGTCCAAGATTGATGTTGGGAAGCCAGACTTTCGAGAATCAAACAGGTTATTTTACATCTTCTGGGAAGCTTGTAAAGCAGACAAAAGATGTTATGGTATGTCATATCTCAAGAATAGACGTTCAGGATTTTCATTCATGGCGTCTGGGGAGACGGTCAATATGGCCACCATATCAAGCGATTCACGGTTTGGAATTTTGTCCAAATCTGGCTCCGATGCGAAGAAAATGTTTACAGATAAAGTTGTACCCATTAGCGTCAATTTCCCGTTCTTCTTTAAACCAATCCAAGACGGTATGGACAGGCCAAAGACCGAACTCGCCTACCGTGTACCTGCTTCCAAACTTACCAGAAGAAAACTTGACTCGAATACCTCCCAAGTAGCTTTAGCTGGTCTTGACACTACAATTGATTGGAAAAATACAGGAGACAATGCTTATGATGGTGAAAAACTTAAATTACTAGTTCATGATGAATCAGGTAAATGGGAAAGACCAAACAACATCCTTAACAATTGGAGAGTTACAAAAACAACATTAAGATTAGGTTCTAGAATTATTGGAAAGTGTATGATGGGATCAACATCAAATGCTTTAGATAAAGGTGGAGAGAATTTTAAAAAATTATACAATGGATCAGACGCTACAAAGAGAAATGCCAATGGACAGACTCGTTCAGGACTCTATTCTTTGTTCATACCTATGGAATGGAACTACGAGGGATTCATTGATTCTCATGGAATACCTGTATTCAATACGCCACCAGCAGACACCACGGGTCCACAAGGAGAGATTATAGAGGTCGGAGTTATAGAGCACTGGAATAATGAGGTTGAAGGATTAAAAGGCGACCAGGACGCTCTAAATGAATTCTACAGACAATTCCCGCGCACAGAAGAACACGCATTCCGTGATGAAACAAAAAACAGTATATTTAATTTAGTTAAGATATACGAGCAAATAGATTACAATGAAGATTTAGCTAACAGTAATGTAGTTACAAGAGGAAGCTTTCAATGGGAACAAGGTATTAAAGATACAAAAGTTATTTTTATGCCTAATGAACAAGGAAGATTCTTAGTGACTTGGACACCTAGTTTTAATCTACAGAATAAACAATTAATAAAGAACGGAGTTAGATGGCCAGGTAATGAGCATATGGGTGCTTTCGGATGTGACAGTTATGATATATCAGGAACTGTAGACGGAAGAGGATCTAAAGGTGCATTACACGGTTTAACTAAGTTTAGTATGGAAGATGCTCCTCCGAGTACTTTCTTTTTAGAATATGTAGCAAGACCACAAACAGCTGAGATGTTTTTTGAAGATGTATTAATGGCTTGTGTATTTTATGGGATGCCTATACTATGTGAAAATAATAAGCCTAGACTTTTATATTATTTTAAAAGAAGAGGATACAGAGGTTATTCAATGAATAGACCAGACAAGCTTTGGAATAAACTATCGATAACCGAAAAAGAAATTGGAGGAATACCTAATTCAAGTGAAGATATTAAACAAGCCCACGCTGCTGCTATTGAAATGTATATAGATAGTCACGTCGGTCTTAATAACGAAACAGGTAATTACGGAACAATGTATTTCAACGAGACATTAAATGATTGGTCTAAATTTGATATTAACAATAGGACTAAGTTTGATGCGGCAATAAGTTCGGGACTAGCTATAATGGCATGTCATAAAGACTTATATAGGCCAAGCGCAAAATTAAATAAACAACCAGTTAGCTTAAGATTTGCTAAATATACGCATGAGGGTAACTCATCAAAAATAATAAAAGGATAATATGGCAAACGTAGTAAATAGTTTTTTCCCAAGTCAAGTAGTA